GTCTCGTCTATCGGTACTGTGTGGGCCTGGTTAGGGTCTAAGTCTGTCATGTTGGATCTACCTCAGGATCGTCTCTGGCTACGTTCCGTGCCAGGTCTGGGTCTCGGTCCTGGCGGACGTCATCGGCCTGGCAGCGCTACAGTTGCTGCACGTCAGTCACCACGAACTGGCACCGGCAGTGCCCATGCACAGGGATCGGGTCCTCCTGCTGAGCCCGCGCCAGCGTCCAGGACTGGCCAGAGAGCGCGAGGCAGCGCTCGCACACCTTGTCGTCGCCGGCGTCTTCGTAGGAGACGTCGACATCAAGCTCGACATCGCCCCGGACGCGGTCGTACGCAGTGAGCTTCGTCGTTGAGTACTGGTTCACCACCCGGCCACTCGCCGTCGACGTGACCTGCGACTTGTACACCTGCGCTCGCTCGCTGATGTCGCTCATCAGCTGCGACTTCGCGACATCACCCCCGACCGCGGCCGTCACGAGCGAGCGCGTGTCGGTCGCGTAGTCGTCCATCCACGACTCGACGCGCTGTCGGGTGTCCTCCTGCTGCAGGTCGATCTGCTCTTGGACGGCGTCCTGCTGGATGACGTCGTCGACGGGCTCCGGGTCGGCGTCGAACCCGCGGAGTTCGCCGTTGGCCGTGCGGAGTGCCTGCCGGCTTGCCCGTTCGAACCAGTCGCGGACCTTCCGCGCCTCGATTGGGTCGAGGACCTCCGTCTGGATCGCCCGCTGGATCCAGTCGTTGAAGCGCCGCGCGGTCTCCGCCGCGGAGAGGTCGGCCCACCGACCTCCGACGCCGTCGCCGAGCCCGAGCGCATCCTCCTCGACGAGGAGCTTTCGGACGTCCGCGTTGAGGTGCCCGATCCGCCCACGGAGGAACCGGGCGAGCGAGCGCTGGATCGACGTCGTCGACGTCGGGTCGACACGCCCCGGCTCGTCGAGGGCGTACTCCGCGGCCGTCAGCTGGTGAGTGTGGTCGTGAGTGCTACTCATCGTCCACCTCGCTACCGTCGGCGACGGCCTCCTCGCCGGCATCGTACTCCGCGGTCATCTCCTCGATGTCGCGAGCGCCGTCGGCAGCCGCGGACGCCTCCTCAAGCGCCTCGACGTCGTCAGGGACTTCGTCGAACTCGCTCGGAAGGACGCCGTCCTCGATGTAGTCGGCCTGCTGCTGGCGAGTGAGCATCGCCTCGGGCATCCCGCCAGTCCACTCGTTGAGCGCCTGCGCCCGGGTGTGCTGGATGTCGGCCTGGTCCTTCTCGCTCAGCTCGTGCAGCGGTGTCCACTCCACCGAGTACGCGCTGGGGCCGGTCGACGGTGCCGAGACGATGTCGTACTCGACGAGTCGGTTGATCAGCGCGCGGACGATCGTCGGCGTGACGAACTGTTCGCGGCGCTCCCCAACCTTCCCGTACCACTCCTTGAGGTCCTGCGTGGTGGAGCGCTCACCTGTCTCGTTGCCCTTCAGGACCGACTGTGGGATCCCTGTCTGCGCGGAGATCGCCTCGACGTTCGGGTCGATAACCGGCTTCGGGTCGATGTCCTCACCGCCGAGACTTTTGACGTCGTCCGCGCCATGCGTTCGGAGGACGTTCTCAAGACCGGACTGCCACCGCGCGAGGTGCTCTTGGAGCTTGTCGCCGGCGTCGTCATCCAGCTTGTAGTCCTTCGAGATGTTGATGTTGATGCCCCACGCGCTGGCACGATACGCGAGCGTGCCGGCGCTCCCCAGCGTCTTCTCGATGTCGACGAGGTTGTTGTACACGGGTTGCTGGCGCGGGATGCCGCGAAGCTCGTCGTCGAGCAGCTGGTCGGAGTGGATGTGGATGACGCGCGAGTGGTGCACCCACATCGTGTCCGGGCCGCCCTGTTCGATCCCGAACTCCTCGTCGTTCTCATCGCCCAGGTCGATCTGGTACTCGATCGGCTGTCCCCACCGGCCGCTCCCGGGCCCACCGAGACGGACGTTGTCGATCGACTCACGCGAGTACGGGCGGAGCCCCTGCAGTTGCTGCGGGTTGTCCACCTCGGCGCCGAATCCCTGCTTTTTCTCGCCGTCGCCGACTGCGTTCTGGTCGACGTCGTCGAACTCCAACACGAGGATCCCGAACGTCCCGATGCCGGCGAGCATGTCCGCCCGCGCAGCGTAGCTCCACAGGTCGTGCTTGCGGACGAGATCTTCGACGTCGCTCTCGAAGGCGGTCTGGGTGTCGTCGCTCTCAGTGTCGTCGACGATCCGCGGCGGGTCGCGCCACGCCGTCATCGGCGGGAGGAACGTGACGGCGAAGGCGTACGGGTTCCGCAGCGCCATCGCGTAGTAGTGCGTCGCCGTCGGGTTCGGGTCCCAGTCGAAGACGTCGTAGTAGTCGTTGATCCCCTCGGCGTCGGTGCTCGCGCCGAGCTGGTCCTGGAGGACCTGCCGCATCGCCATGTCGACTTGCGCTGCGGCGAGCAGCTCGTCCTCTCTGGCCTGCGCGTCTGCCTGGGCGTCGCCCGTCGCCTCGGTGGTCCGGTCGACGTCGCCGGCGCCGGCGTCGATACTCTCAGTGTTGTCTGTGTCAGTCATAGTTACCAGGTCCCCGAGCCGCTGTTGCCGTCATCCTCCTCGAACACGTTTCGACGGGCGATCTCCATCGCGTCGAGGCGGTCGTCGTGCGCCGCCGTCGGGAACTGCAGCCACTCTTGCTGCTCGAACGACGACCACGTTTCATCAGTCGGACTCCCGACGATCCGAAGATCGCCAGCCTCGAAGTCGCCGGCGAGATCGTGGATGCGCGCCTCCTTGTCCCCAGAGGACGTCGTTCCCTCGGCGTTGATGTCGGAGTCATCGCGAAGGCGCTGTGCAACCCCGCGGTTCGCGTTCTGCTCGACGAGGAGCTGCTCGATGTGGACGCCTCCAGGAAGGTTTCTCTCGGCCCAGTCCGCGGTCGCTTTCACGGACATCCCGCGGTCGCGAACCAGCTTGTAGACGTAGCCGATCTCGGCATCGGGATCCCACGGTAGGACCGCGAGCGCCGAGTAGTCAGAGTCACCTTCGACGGCAGCTTGCGGGTCGTCGACGAGCCCGACGTCGAGCCCGGCGTACCACTCGTACGCTGTTCGGGGCTTCGGGAGCTCGTCGACGTAGACCAGCCAGCCGCTTTTGAACACCTCTCCGGCGAGAGCGTTCGGGTCCTGCTGGTTCTCCCGGCGCCAGATGGCCGTCGAGTTCGACCCGCCGACGATGTCGTACAGCAGCGCCTCCGGCGGCTGCAGCTCCGGCCAGAGGACACCGACCTCGCGGTTCGGGAGGACGCCGTTGTTCGCGATGGCGACATCCGGCGGGAGACTTCCGATCGAGTCGTAGAGGTCGCCATCTTGGCCACGGACCTGCCAGTCTCTCGCCTCCACGACCGACCAGTCACGCTCGTCGATCGCGGTGTACACCTGGACGTCCCACCGCGGGTCTCCGAGGATGTCGGTCTCGTAGATGTCTTCTGGGTGCTTTCGCGTCCCGATGACGACCTGGACCGGGCCGTTCGGGAGGACCGAGTCGTTTGTCGGGAGGTTGTCGACGTAGTCGCCGAAGTAGTTCCGAACGTTCCGCCGCTGGGTGGCCGTCCGCTGGTTCTCCCAGTCGGCGATGTCGTCGTAGATGATGACGTCGAAGTGCTTCCCCGTCAGCTGGGACTCAAGGCCGTACGGCGAGATCGTCGCCTCCTTGTGGTCGTTCACCTCGGTCGTCAGCTCCTGATCGGACGCCTTCGCGACGTCGACGCCGAACAGCGGTGCGTACCGCGTGACGTACTTGACGACTTTCTCGGTCCGCTCGGCGGCCAGTCCCTTCGTCTTCGAGAGCACGGCAACCCGGACATCGGGATGAGTGAGGATCAGCCACGTCGGGAAGACGACGCCGCCAGACTCCGTCTTCCCGTGACCGCGAGGCAGGAGGCGGGCGATACGTGTTGGAGCGTGCTGAAAGTCCTCGTCGACGGCCTTCCAGAGCGTGTTGTACAGCTCTTTGAGGTGCGGCCCCGGCGGGTGGCTAAAGTCGAACAGCCGGATCGACGCGATCGCCGGATGTGCTAGCGGGTTGCGCTCGGCGACGTCGCGAGCCACGGCGTTCGGTGACTGACCGGCGGCAGTGGCTGGCTGAGTCACTGGGGATCCGCCTCGAACGCTTCGGCAAGTTGCTCCTTCTCCTCGGGCGTCACGGTGAGGTCGGTGTCGATCTCGGCGTCGACCTCGCGCTTCTCGGTCTTCTTGTAGTCGAACGAGCTGGCGAGGAGGAACTTCGCCATCGAGGTGTCGACGTCCTCATCGCGAAGGCCGCCGACGATGAGTTCGGTCTCGCCCCGCGAACGCGCCTGCGCGAAGCTGGCACGAAAATCGTCGTGCGCATCGAGG